TATACTCTTGAAATGACGAGAATTGATCACGCAATTAAAGAGATCATTACTCAGATCAAATTAGAAGAAGCTCGTGAAGACGATCTTAAAATTAAGATCGCTGATTCAAGGCCTGAAGTGTCAGTAGCCACTTAAATAAAAGCTACAATCTGAATTCAATTTCCGACTACAGTATTCCTTGCGCTCTATTCAAAAGTGCGCTATACCTAAATTACTATACAATTATTAATTAGATCTAGACGAGTATAGTCGACGGCCTAGAGACTAGATCTACATTAACTAGGAGGATATAATATGGCAAATACAACGTTTTCGGGACCAGTAAGATCTTTAAATGGTTTTATTAGTTTCGGACCTAAAGCAGTAGTAAGTTTAACTGCTGACACAACTTTAACAGTTGATGATCATGCAGGAAGACTTTTACTTTGCAATGATGCGGATGGTAAATTTACTTTACCTTCCATTTTAACAGGAAGCGCATCATCGGCAGCTGGAGCAAACGACTATAATGTATTAAGTAATTTAGGATGTACTTATACATTTATGGTTCAAACTGCAGCAACTGACATGGATATCAAGACAGACGGAACAGATAAATTTATTGGCTATGCAAGAAGTATGGTAAGTACTGCTACTAGCGGTAAAGATTGGTTTCCTGCAGCTACTAACGATGTTATGACTTTTGATGGTACTACTACAGGTGGGATCGTTGGAACTCTCGTTAGAGTTACAGCAACAGCGAGTGCTGAATATTTTGTGGAAGCATACACAAAAGCATCAGGAACTTTAGCAACACCGTTTGCTGATAGTTAATAGGTAAATAAACTTTGTGAGCTCCTTCGGGAGCTCACAGAATAAGGAAAAAATATGGCAATAGGAAATGTAAGACAAAGTATAGCGCTCACAGCGGATGGCCAAATACAAAAATATGCAAGTGGTTCAGCAGTTAATATTACAAAAGCTAGAATCATGGCAGTGCAAGCCCAAGCAACTGCAGCAGGAGGAAGTATCAAAATTTATGATACTGTAGGAGCTACAACAGCAGCTAAAATAGTATTTGAAGCTCAGTGGGGAACTGCAGATAATTCTGACTTTTCTTTTAAAGTTCCAGGAGACGGTATTTATTGTGATACTGGAATGTACGCTGATCTAACTAACTGTGATTTTTTAGTAGTTACTGGCGCATTTACGTAAGAGGTAGCTAATGGCGAACACTACTTCAGGTACGTATACTTTTGATAAGACGTACGCAATCGATGATATTATCACGGATGCCTTTGAACGTATTGGTTTAGTAGGTAGTTCTGGTAATCAGATTCGTTCGGCTCGTAGATCATTAAATATTCTATTTCAAGAATGGGGCAATAGAGGACTTCACTATTGGGAAGTGGGTTCCACTAATGTGACCATCACGGAAGGCACGGATACATATACTTTTTATCGTGCTACTGGTGATGGAACAAGTTCTGCCTGTGTAGACGATTCAGGATCAGCCGACACATCTATTTATGGCTTTGCTGATATTCCTCAATGTTCATTTAGACAATACAATAATAACAGCGGCGGTACTCAAGCTGATACTACTATGACAAAAATAGATAGATCAACTTATGCTGGTTACGCTAATAAAAAAACAAAAAGCACTCCTTCTAATTTCTGGGTGCAAAGATTCATTGATAAAATTACATTAACTATTTATCCTACTGCGAATGCATCCGCAGCAGGATCAGCTAATAAACTACATATTTTTTTTACAAAAAGAATTGAAGATGCAGGAGTATTTACTAATGCATCTCAAGTTCCTTATCGTTTTGTTCCATGTATGACTGCCGGATTATCTTTTTATTTAAGTCAAAAATTTGCACCTCAACGTTCACAGGAAATGAAACTTTATTATGAAGATGAATTAGCAAGAGCTTTAAAAGAGGATGGATCAGCAACAAGTACTTATATTACACCTAAGGCTTATTATCCAGCAATTACATAATGACCTCTTATTCAAAAGGGAAATATTCTTTAATGATTTCGGATCGATCCGGTCTAGCATTTCCTTATAGAGAAATGGTAAAAGAATGGACGGGTATGTGGGTGCACAGTTCTGAATATGAACCCAAGCAACCGCAATTACAACCTAAACCGATTATTGGAGATCCTCAAGGATTACAACATGCAAAGCCTTCACGTAAAGCTTTCGCAACTCCGGTTGTTTTAGATAATAATCCTATCACGACGACTGCAAGTAACACCTCAGTTACAGTTAAATGTAAGGATCAACCTTGGTCTACGGATGATTATATTAGATTTCAAAATTTAGATAATGCAGTAGGTGGAGTAGCTAAAGCAACTTTTGAATTAACCACTACTTTAAACGGAGCGATAAGTGCCAGTGCAACAAGTTTAGTATTAGCCGATTCTTCTCAATTTGTGGCACCAGGATACATTTGTATTCAACTTTTTGATTCTGATGGAAATGATGTGAGTGAAACTATTTACTATACAACAAACACTACGGGATCCAATACTCTTTCAGGATTAACAAGAGGAACAGCAGCAACAATTAATGGAGCCACTCCGGAATCAACTACAGCAGCGGCTCATAGTAGCGGTGCTAAAGTATTTGGTTCTTATAAAATTACAAAACAAACAACCACTGAAACGATTGCATCTCCTCCAGGAAATGTTACAGTAAGCAACAGTTTTACGTTTAGTTTAAAAAACAATGCATCAAGCGCAGAAACCGGTGGTGGGTTTTTTGCTTTTGGTGGACCAGTGAATATGAGGCCATAATGTCAGGAATTAGTTATACAACATTAGTAACACAAATTAGAAACTACACAGAAGTAGGAGATACGGTTCTTACTACAGATATTTTAGAAAATATTATTTTAAATGCACAGCAAAGAATTATGTATGATGTGCCGATTGACGCAGATCGTAAACAACAAAGTGCATCCTTAATTGTAGGACAACAAACTTATAACTGTCCTGCAGGATGTTTGTTTATCCGTGGTATTCAAGTTTATACAGCTACTGATGGAACAATTACGGGAGATAACACTTGGCTTTTAAAAAGAGATCAAACATTTTTAAATGAATATAAGCCTGATAATACTTCAAAAGGTACACCTAAATATTACGCTCAATTTGGAGGAGCCACTGGATTAAGTGATACGACGTCTGGTAGATTTATGATAGCTCCTACACCAGATGCTACATATGCTTTTCAAATTCATTATAATCTAATGCCTAATACTTTAGAATCTGGCAATCAGACGAATTATATAAGTTTGAACTTCCCTCAAGGGCTTTTATATGCGTGTTTGGCTGAGACCTATGGCTTCTTAAAAGGCCCAATGGACATGTTGACACTTTACGAAAACAAGTATAAACAGGAGATAGAGAAATTTGCAGCAATGCAAATAGGTAGAAGACGAAGAGATGACTATACGGATGGAACAGTTCGTATACCAATCGAGTCTCCACCTCAATAACAAGGAGTAAATTATGGCTATAACATCAGCAGTTTGTACATCATTTAAAGTAGAGCTTTTGAAAGGCGAACACAATTTCACAGCGTCTACTGGTGATACATTCAAAATTGCATTGTTTACAAGTTCTGCAACTCTTGGAGCAAGCACAACTGACTACTCTACATCTAATGAAATTACCAACACATCTGGAACAGCTTACACAGCTGGAGGAGCATCGCTAACCAGTGTTACTCCAACGTCAAGTGGAACGACAGCGTATTGTGATTTTGCAGATGTGTCGTGGACAAGTGCTTCTTTTACTGCCAATGGGTGTTTAATTTACAACACAACAACTGGAACAGGATCTTCAACAACTGATGCTATATGTGCGGTTGCCTTTGGTGGAGATAAAACAGTTTCTAGCGGAACTTTCACAATTCAATTTCCAACAGCCGACGCTTCGGACGCTATCCTGAGAATAGCTTAAGGAGGAAATCCTTATGGCTACTACTGAAGGATGGGGCCGATTAACCTGGAACCAATCGTATTGGGGTAATAATACTCGAGTATGGACTGGCTGGGGTGCTAAAGCATGGAATGATGGTGAATGGGGTTCGATGGCGGATGAAACCGTCACTCTTACCGCTCCCGATGCCATGTCCGCTCTTAGTGGTCCGAATGCATGGGGATATAATGCATGGGGTCATGGAGCATGGGAATCATATACTATTGATTATGCCATTGGTCAGGTTCCAACAGGAGTTTCAGCAACTGCTTCTTTAGGTACGGTTACTGAAACTAGATCCAGTACTCAAACTCCGAGCGGAGTTAGTTCAACAGCTTCTTTAGGTTCTTTATCAATTAATAATGGTGCAGATCATGTTCAAGGTTTAGGTGGTCTTGCAGCCACTGCTTCCGTTGGATCATTTGGTTTTGCATGGATTTGTTTTCCTGATGGTGTTGAAGCAACAACATCGGTTGGAGATCTTACAGTTGCATCTGTTGAATTAATTGATGTTACGGGAGTTTCTGCGACAGCAAGTGTAGGTTCTATTACACCTGCAGCTATGAGTATAGGGTTGACAGGGGTATCTTCAACAGCTAGTGTGGGCTCAATTAGTCCAACCGCAATGACGATGGGACTAACTGGAGTATCTGCAACCGCTTCAGTAGCTGATTTGACAACCGCTTCTGGTGGTGGAATAATAGCATTTGCAGATATTGACACGGGCACGAATATATCGTATTCAAGTGTTGCAACCGGTTCCAATGTCACGTATAGTGATGTTGATACACCGTAGGAGAAAAAAATAAATGGCTTCGACATATAATAATTTAGGTATTGAATTACAGGCAACTGGTGAAAATGCCGGTACATGGGGTACGAAAACTAACACCAATTTAGATTTAATTGCAGAAACATGGGGTTATTTAGCAATTGATGTGGCATCAGGTGACGTCACACTTGCTATGTCAAGTGGATCAAGCTCCAATGCAAGAAATTATATTTTAGAATTTACAGGAACGTTAGCAGGAAATAGAATTGTAAATGTTCCAGCACAAGCAGGTTCACCAGCAGCTAATATTGAAAAAGGTTATTTAGTTGTTGATAAAACAAATAGAAGTGGATCTAATTATTCATTAACTTTTAAAGTTACTTCACAAACTGGAGTAGTTTTAAGAGCTCTTCCTCAAAACAAATCAAGCGCACCCGTAACAACATTCTGTTATCACAATGGAACAGATATTATTGATGCATCGAAAGATGTAGCTATTAGTTATACCGATGGTCAATACATCGCTGATAGTAATGGTAATGAGTTAGTCGCTTTTGGTGTTGCGAGTTCAGCGGTCAATGAAGTTAAAATTACGAATGCCGCAACAGGAACTGCAGGCCCAATTATTGCAGCACAGGGAGAAACTAATGTTAACCTTCAATTAAAACCTGCTGGAAGTGGAGTTATTACTGTAGGTACATCCTCAGCTAATGCTACTATTACTTCTAAAGGGGCTCACAATTTAATTTTATCAACGAATGAAGGTTCCGCTTCAGGAACTATTGAAATTACAGATGCAGCTAATGGAGATATTACAATTTCTCCAAATGGAACAGGAGTTGCAAAAGCAGTTGATGCAGCGGATGCAACAGGAGCAATTAAAATTGCAGGTAAAGAAACTATTTGGGTTCCAGCTTCAGCAATGTATCCAAACAGTACCAGTGGATCAGCAGCTATTAGCCAAGTTGAATTAGGTAATGGACCAGAATTAAAAACTTTAGACTTTGATAAAGACTCAGATGAGTATTGTCAGTTTGCTGTGGCATTTCCTAAATCATGGAATGAAAGCACAGTTACATTTCAAGCATTTTTTACAGCAAACTCAACTAACACAGGAACAACATTATTTAAATTAGCAGGCGTTGCCCTAGCTGATGACGGACTTCTTAATACAGCTTTTGGAACTGCAGTAGGACCTGCAGCGAAAGCGATGAGCGGAACAGCTTATGATTTAGCCGTAACGGCAGAAAGTGGCGCAGTCACAATAGCGGGTTCACCAAGTACGGATGAATACACTTTTTTTGAAATTCATAGAGATGTTTCAGGAGACAGTTTAACAGCTGACGCAATGTTGCTTGGAATCAAATTATTCTTTACAACAGACGCAGCTAACGATTCGTAGGAGAAAGCATGAGTAGTTTTGGCTACAACATTCTAGGCTTCGGATCTGGTGGGGTAAAGCCTACTGATCCTTTTAATGCCAACATTTTCGTTCTCGCTGGAGGCGGAGGCGGAGGATCCGGACAAGCCGGAGGTGGCGGAGCTGGAGGCTATCGTTTTTGTACTTCTTATCCAATCAAAGGTGCTACAACTTATGTAGTAACCGTGGGAGGTGGTGGAGCATCTCATCCAGGTTCCGGTTCTCCCCCAACCGGAGGCACACAAGGAGAAAATTCAGTTTTTAATGCATGCGGAGTAGGATGTGCTTCTGCATATACATCGGCCGGAGGCGGATTGGGCGGAGGATCCGGACAGGCCGGAGCCGCAGGAGGATCGGGCGGTGGCGGAGGAGAAGGTCAAGCCGGAGGAGCAGGAAATACACCTCCTGTATCACCTTCTCAAGGAAATGCAGGTGGAGGTTTTCCACCAAGCGGAATGACCGGATCGGGCGGCGGAGGAGCTGGCGGAGCCGGAGGAACAAGATTACAAATTAAAGGTGGAGACGGCGGAGCTGGATCATCAGCATGGCCCGGAGATTGTACAACACGAGGCGGAGGCGGCGGAGCCGGATCTGGACCTCAAGGGGGTTCTCCAACAGGTGGAGTTCCAACTGCACCAGGAGCCGGAGGATCAGGCGGTGGTGGAGACGGAGCCTTTTTAGGACCCTATCCAAGTTATACCCCTGCTAATTCTGCAACTGCAGGCGCAACCAATAAAGGTGGTGGAGGCGGTGGTGGATACTCATCAGGAGGTACTTCACCCGCAGCAATTCTAGGAGCCGCAGGAGGTTCTGGAGTTGTTATTGTTAAATACCCAGGAGCAGCAGCTGTTGCTTCAGGCGGATGTATTACTGTTTCAAGTTGTGTAGTAACTCACACCTTTAACGCAAGCTGTAGTTTAGGCGTAACATAATTCTTCAATAAAAAATTGAAGAAAGAAAGGAAAGACGATGTTATTAAATAATTATTATTGGTATTTTAAAGGAATTATTCCTCATCACATCTGTGATAAAATTATTAGTTATGGTTTAGAAAAAAATCAGCACCTTGCTTATGTGGGAGGAGGAGCACCTAAGTCTCCTTTATCAAAAAAGGAAACCAAACAACTTAAAAAAACTCGAAATTCCATGGTGGCTTGGATAGATGACCCATGGATTTATCACCTAATTCATCCTTTTGTACGGGTAGCCAATCAGAACGCAGGTTGGAATTATCAATGGGATTTTTCCGAAGCTTGTCAATTTACTAAGTATGCTCTTAATCAACATTATAATTGGCATTGTGATATGATGCCAAACCCTTATCAAGAGGGTCATGCCAAAGGTCATATTAGAAAATTATCTTTAACTCTTTCTTTATCAGATGCAAACGATTATAAAGGGGGAGAACTAGAATTCGATTTTAAGAATGTTGAAAGTAAAAAATGTAAACCAGTTATTTGTCATGAGATTAAAAGCAAAGGATCTATTGTGATCTTTCCTTCTTATGTATGGCATCGAGTTAGACCGGTTACTGAAGGGACTCGTTATAGTTTAGTCTGTTGGAATTTAGGATGGCCTTATAAATGAGTGAACAATTAAATAAAGATATTTATTTTGCAACTCCTGTTTATTGGATGGATAAACCGGAATGGATTAAACCTTTAATTAAATTCACAAATCCTTATATTCAAAAAGCTAAAAAAAATAATCAAGCGTTCATTAAAGAACGTTATAAAAAAACTAAAGACAAAAGTGATCATGGTGTAGTTCATCACTCAACTACATTAATTAATAAATCTGAATTTAGAGCTTTCCAAGATTTTATTGCGATGACGTCTGGAAATATTTTAGATGATCAAGGTTATAATTTAAAAGAATATGAACTCTTTATTACGGAAATGTGGGTACAAGAATTTGCTAAAGCAGGGGGAGGCCATCAACGTCTTCATACCCATTGGAATGGACACATTTCTGGATTTTATTTTTTAAAAGTTAATCCTGAAACTACTTCTCAACCTATGTTTTACGACCCTCGTCCGGGTAAAACTCAAATTGATTTACCTTTAAAAGATGGATCTAAAGTTACGGAAGCTTCTCCGATTATTCAATTTATGGCTAAGCCTGGTCGATTAGTATTTTTTAATTCTTTTCTTCCTCATCTTTATACGGTGGATAATGGGTATGAACCTTTTCGTTTTATTCATTTTAACTGTCAGGTATTTCCTAAAGACGTATTACGGAGAGGACAATGAATTTTAAAAAACTAAAATATAAGCTAGTAAGAAAAGCTATTCCGGAAGAACTGAGTTCTTTTCTTTATCGTTATTTATTAATGAAACGTAGAGTGGCTGATTTTTGTTTTAAAGAAAAATATATTTCTCCTTATGAAGAAGACTGGGGAAATTGGCGTGATATTCAAGTTCCTAATACCTATGGCGCTTATGCTGATATTGGTATGGAAACGTTATTGGATCAAATGACTCCGATCATGGAAAAAAATACGGGATATAAACTTAATCCTACGTATGCTTATACCCGAATCTATAAACATAAAGATATTTTAAATCGACATGTTGATCGTTATTCTTGTGAAGTTACTTCTACTATGAATCTCGGAGGAGATCCTTGGCCTATTTATTTAGAACCATCGGGGAAAATAAAACAAAAAGGAAAAAAGTTTCTTTTAACTCCTGGAGATTTACTTATTTATTCTGGATGTCATCTAGAACATTGGAGAGAACCCTTTCAAGGAAAAAATTGTGCCCAAGTTTTCTTTCATTATAATGATGCAAAGTTATCGGTAAAGAAAGCGAAAAAATTAAGTCTACAGATGTGTGGTCCTGATCAAGGGATAACAGCGGTTAATAATAAATATGATACTCGTCCATTTTTGGGGTTGCCAGGCTACTTTAGAAATTATAAATTGACAAACAAAAAAGAATAGGTAAATTAAGATTATGGCACATTTTGCAGAAATTGATCCTAGCACAAAAAGAGTTTTAAGAGTCGTTGTTGTTTCGAATAGCGTTAATACCGACGATGGTCCTTTAGGGGACAATGATATGCACCCTGGTGGAGAAAACTGGTGTGGAAAAAATATTAAATTTGGTGCAATTTGGAAACAAACTTCGTATAATCATAGATTCAGAAAACAATATGCGAGCGTAGGAATGTTTTATGATGAAGCCAAAGATGCATTCATTGAACTTCAACCGCATTCTTCATGGACGTTGGATGAAAACAATGATTGGCAACCTCCAGTCGCTAAACCAACTGGTGCTGATGAAGCTGCTAGAACGATTTGGTGGGAAGAAAACAATCAACGTTGGGTCAGTCGTAAATTTGAAGATGCCACTCAATGGAATTGGGATCCTGGCACTTCTACGTGGCAAGCAGCTTAATTCTTCGGGTTGATTAACCCTCCTTTCTATATTATACATTAAATCTAGGAATTTCTATGTTACAAAAAATAGGTTTTTTACCCGGATTTAATAAACAAGTTACCCCAACAGGTGGAGAATTCCAATGGCAAGGCGGAGCCAATGTTCGCTTTCGTTATGGGACTCCAGAAAAAATAGGGGGTTGGGAACAACTAGGGGATGATACTATTATTGGAGCCGCTCGGGCTCAACACCATTTGATTAATAATAATGGAACTAAATATTCTATCATTGGTACAAACAGAATTTTATATGCATATAGTGGAGGGGTGTTTTATGATATTCATCCAATCAAATCCACAACAACTGAAACTAATGCATTCACAACGACTAATGGTTCTCCCACAGTCACCATTACCACTTCAACAAATTTAGGATTAACTCAAGGAGATATTGTTCTCTTTAGTGATTTTTCAACTATTACAGATTCAAATTATGATGCGGACGATTTCAATGATAAAAAATTTATGGTGGCTTCCGTGCCTACCCCAACGACATTTACCATTACTATGGATGCTAACGAAGGAGGCTCCGGTGCTTCCACATCTGGTGGAATTAAAATTCAAGTATATTATCCCGTGGGCCCTGTGCAACAAGCAGCGGGTCATGGATGGGGTACTGGAAACTGGGCTGGAACAGCCACGCCCGCAGTAACTTCAACTTTAGATGGAGCCATCAATGATGCCGTTACAAGTATTACCTTAGCTGATTCTTCTCAATTTCCAACTGATGTTAGTGGAGGAAGTCCGGGTTATATTTTAATCGGAACAGAAGAAATTAGTTACACCGATAATAATACAACCACAAATGTTTTAAGTGGAGGGGCGAGAGAACAGCGAGGAACTTCTAAAGCTTCTCATGCCGATGGCGCAACCGTTACGAATACCACAAGTTATTTTGGATGGGGTGAAGCATCGGGTGCTGACTTTACTATTGATCCAGGCTTATGGGTTATTGATAGTTTTGGTCAAACGGTTCTAGCGATGATTTACAATGGAAAATGTTTTGAATGGGATGCTTCTTCTAGCGCAGCTTCTACAAC